ATGCAGTCGGTGGTTCAACGTAACTGAATACTTGTGATCTTGTACGTCGTACCCTATTGAGCCTTCGTACTCGTCTTCAAAAATGAATTCAAGACGATCTTCTGGTTGAGTTGTCATGGCGTTGGACCTCCGCTTTTTGTAGCTCATATTCTAGCATAGACTTGAGCAATTTTGCTCTAGTAGAATCCCCGAATGCCTCTAGGACAGTCAGTTCGCTTTTCAATTCACCAATTCGTTGAGAATCTGTCATTATATAGGTCCGTGATGTAACTCTTTTTTGTTATGGTACGTCTTCGCCTAAAGCACCACCCATCGTTGGTGGTAAACTTCCAGAATCATAGTTTGTACCATCAAGTTCTACGTTCTGTTTCTTTTTCTTCTTAGGTTTCTTATCTTCAGTTGTCATGAAGACAGTTCCCTCAGTAGCATCTGACTCATGATACTTAACAACTCTACTGCCAGGATAAACACTATTCGCTATCTTCTGTGCTTGAGGTCTCATAAGTTTTGACAACTTAGTTCTAAACACAGTGATATCATATTCTCTACCACGCCATACGACGGTGAGAACATAGTATCTTCCATACATTGTAGGAATGCGTGTTGCCATTATGCAGATACAGCGTTGTTATCTTTATCATGACGTTGATACGCAGCAGGAGTCCTAGTAGTGTTATTAGTATTCCTTGCCTGATATGTACCAGGTGTCCTAGTGGTATTGTCAGTATTACGAGCTTGATAATCTGCGTTCCAATTCTTGAAGGTCTTGGTAGCCCATCCTTCAGAACCACTGAACCAATTGACAGTTGTACTGCCTGGTTGTGGACTTACGGGATTACAGTTTTCGTCGTTTCTTTGGTATGCCATGTGACTATTTATCGTTTTCCTTAGATACCTTTTTAAGCATCTTTTGGAGGTCAGCAGTACTACCAACAAACAATGAGTTGTTAGTTACCACCCTCTTAGCACTCTCTTCTTTGACAGATTTTTTGTCCTTCTGTAGTGCCATTAGTTTGTCAGCTACATCTCCGACGTGCTTGATGAGTTGTCCAGCAACTTCATATGCTCTAGGGTGATCAGAAGACATAGCCAGATCAAGAGCACCGTTGACAGCCTCTTGTCCCTTATCCACCAATAGGTAAAGGTTTCCTCGTGCATACTCATAATCATCCTGTACTTGATCTTGTCCATCAACTTTTTTAAGTTGATCTTTTCTTGTACTACACCCACCTTCAGGTGTGGTACTAACTTCAGTTGCGACTGCTTCTACAGTCTCAAATGCTTGGTCTAAACCAGTCGTGTCATCATTCATAATATGCTATAGTTTCTCCAAATCCAAAGTCATCATCACTCGTTAATAGTGCATCATCAGTAGCATCAATTAGATCTACTTTAGTACCAGCAACTGCAGCTGCAGCAGTGGTTCCATTCTGTGCTCTACGTACAGATAGTTTGTTTGGTGAGGTCTTACTCTTGACATAGAATACTTCATTACCAATCTCAATGTAAGATTGAGTAGGAATGTCAGTGTAGTCTTGAACTTCGATAGTAAGATTTCTTGCGGTAATAGCACCTGCAAGTTCTGTAGTACCATCTTTGTTTTTATCTGTAAGTGCTTTTGGCACAACCTGATACTCAACCTGTCTGGTTGCTGTAGCAGAAGGCATAGTAGTATAGATATCTGCTTTTGCTTTCTTGATAGGAGCTGCAGTTCCAACAGGTCCGAAGATGTAAGACTTAACAGTAAACTGCATAGTGATTAAAGTTATCTTCTTATCATCGAAGCTACCTTCATAGTCATCACTATAACTAATACTATTCAATATGATGGGAACATCTCTGTACTCATTCATATCCTCAACTAACTTAAGAGTCATCTGATAAGATGGTTGGAAGACTGGAACAATCTGTTCAGTTATTTCCAATGCCTCATCATTAGTCTTAGATATAATATTCAATTCAAAATCAAGATTGTAAGGAACAGGAGTGAACTGTTTCTTTACAGCATCTGCAGTATTTGCCTTTAGTGTTAAAGTTGTAGGAGCAAGTTTCCTACTTGAATCATATGAGATACCAGTCATCTCAAATGACAAACGAGGAACAGTGATCGCAACCTTCTGGTTAAGATCTGCCTGTTGCTCTAGTCTTGCTAAAAATTTCTGTCGAGGACCATAAGCAAGAGGTACCTTCATTCTGCTATAAACAGAACCATCACTCTTTTCCTTACGGACTTCTATATTATTGAATAGTGTACCAAATCCTATGACGCACTTTCTAATAATTTTATTGTATGTGTATGCACCTAACATGTTATAAGTTACCTGCTAATCCAAATGGGTTTCCTTCGCTGAAGTCAATAATATCGTCAGCAGCTGTCTCAAATGTAACAGCCTCAGAGTATTTAGTATCTGCAGTTGCCATTTCGTCTCTACTATCTAGGACAATTGTTGCCCCAGAAGTTGAACCCATGATAACTTCACCTACTGCAAAAGAAGCAGTTGGAGACTTCAGTTTGATCCAACCTTCTTGAGCTTCCCACTCAACCATCTGAGCAGTTGCTCCAGTAGTACCACCAGTAACCGTTTCAGGAACTTGGAATGTACCTGCTATACCAGCAGGTGCTGCAGTGAATGCAACAGTAGCAGATGTGTATCCAGTACCAGCATTTGTTATATCAACCACCTTAACACTCTTATATCCAGATCCACCATTGACTATATTGATAGCAGTTAATACACCATTAGTAAATGTCGGTGAAAGTGTTGCTGCTCTACCTGGATTATCAGGATCAGCAACTACTAAAGTTACTCTATCTTGATCATACCCAGAACCACCATCAACTATCTGAACAGATCTAATCTCTCCTTCCTTAACAGTACCTCGAATCTGAGCATGAGTTGTTGGTGTACCACCACTAAGTGTAATATTACATAAGTATGCTGTTGCTGTTGCATCACTACCATCACCAGAAATAGTTACTGTGGGAGCCTCATTGTACTTACTTCCATTAGCACTAATGTAAATATTCTCTAGCGTATTAGTACTACTAATAACAGGAGTTCCAGTAGCAGTTGTTCCACTTATAGGAAGGTAGTAGTACTTAACAGTATAACCGTAATCGACGAGATCCTCATCACCCTCGAATAGATCTCCTTGCTCATCGCTGTACTCGAATAATTCTGCCTTAAGTTTATATACGTAACCTTTACCCATCTGATAGAAAGGTTCTTCATGCTCTACAAATTTTATCTCAAAGTAATTACTTGTTAATGGTAGGTATATTAGATCTCCTTCTTGTGGTCTTTCTGGTGCTTTATAATCTTCATCTAGTAAAAGGAACTGAGATATAAGATCTGAAAATCTTTGCTGAGAAATAACCATAGTTATCTCATCAGTCTGTGCCACACCAAACTTAGTTAATAGATCCCCACCACCTTGGAATCCATCATAGTTCTCCATGTATGCTTCTATAATATATGCATCATTAAACTCACCAATCACCTCTTCATTAAACACACCATCAGTTTCCATTATCTGTCTAGGACAATATAGAATATCCATCCCAAACATCTTAAGAAATTCTTCCGTAAGATCCTGTTGTAGGAACTGTTCAGTCCTAGTGCCGTGTGTGAAATAAGTTGTTCTTGCCATTACCCAATCATGTCAAGTGGTGGTGTTTCATAACTACGGATCATTTCTTCTTCTAACTTCTCTACCTTTGATTTACCTTCTTGATATATAAACTCACCATTCATTGTGATGCCACCAGGTAACTGTGCTCCTTGAAACTTAATTAAGTTAGCACCCCATTGTCTCTGTATTAATGCAGACACATACCTCTTCATCCAGAGATCATTATATACAGCAGCAGTACTAGTTGGATCTATTGCACGATAACATTCAATGACTAGATAATCATTCTCTTTAACATCGGTCTTAAAGTCAAGATCCAAGTAAATTCTATCTCCTCTCATCTGGAATCTAGTTTGCTTCTGTCCTTCCAGTAAGAAGTATATGTCTTCCAACCTACGGTTAACCATTTCGTAAGTAAGAATTTCTGTATTAGTTAAATCCCAAAGATCATTTAATCTCCACTGATATCTAACATCAAATAAGTTTGTAACATTCTTAGATACGAAATCAAATACTTTTATAACACTAGTGACATGTTCAGGAACTTTAATATAATTATTTTGCTCTTCCCAATTAACTGATATTGCTGATGAAGTTGCAGCAGATACTGCTGTAGTTGAATCAGTAGTCATGTCATCAATCATGGCTTGAGTGAACTTCACCTTAAGATGAGTTCTAATATAACCGTCCATGTGACGTTCATTATAAAATTGAACAGCATCATCTACGAGATCTGATATCTGATCGTCTTCAATATTAATTTCTAAAACAGGAGCTCCATTCTGACGCAATGCGTAATCAATAAGTCCCTGCCTTGTAGTAGCAATGGCCATGTCTTAAATTGGGTTAACGTTGAATCTAATTCTCACTAGATATGTAGTATTTGCATCAAGATTTACATTACCAGGTAGTGTGTAAGATACTAAGTTAGTTGAGTTACCAAGTGATTGGTGTAGGATAGTTGTGAACTGTGGGTTAGATACAGGAGCTTCTACATTAGGAGCAAACTGCCAGTCACTAGAACTATGCTGATAACCACTCTTCAATGCAATAGCATTAACATCAATCACTGGATTAAATGCTGGTGTTATTGTTTGAATGTCTGGTTGATCGACAATAGGTGTGCTAAAGTTTGCTGCAGCAGAATATGCACTTTCCAATCCATTGTTATCTCTAAATTTAACTTGAACAAAGTATGCTGTATCAAAATCTAAAGTAGATACAGGAACAGTAAAGGTTGTTAAATTACCTGTGTCACCCTGAACAAAAGTACCACTTGTATCATATACAGTGACGTTATCACTAGTTCTTCTTATTCTCCAGAATGTAGAATAATGAGTTGATCCTGCATACTCTTGAATGAAAGCAGAAGTAGTAATAATTGGTTGTCTTGAAAGTGTCTTATTGGTATCACTATCAACAGTTGGAGTTATCGTTGCTGGACCTGATACAAACTCAGATTCATTAACAGTAAGAGTTACAGCATTAGAAGTTACACTTGTTGCCTCAGCATTTGAAAGCGAACAACGGAACTGTTCAGATGGACTGGTTGGAAATGTAGTTACTGGTGTAGTATAACTAGAAGCATTTGCACCATTAATATTAGACCAAGCACCACCACCATTAATTGATATCTGCCATTGGTATGCAATCACATCACTAGTAATTGAAGCAGTAATACTAAATGTTG